TAGCCTCTACAAAAAATATGAATGCTACAGGTAAAATTAGAATTAATGATGAAGTAATTATTTATACTTCTATTTCTGGAAACAATATTCTTTGTGATGCAACTGGACGTGGAGCAGATGGAACCACAGCTGCAGGTCATGCTGAAGGCGACACGGTTACAAATTTTGTGGATATGGTTTCTGATATTCTTGAAGCAAGTTTCAGAAATACAGATGATATAGACACACCTCTTTCAAAAATTAACAGATCACAATATCAAGCTTTTTCAAATAAAAGTTCTACAGGCCAGCCATCACAATATTTTGTGCAAAGATTTATAGATAAAGTTACACTTACTTTGTATTTAACACCGGGAGATACACAAGCAGGTAACTACGTTTATTTTTATTATGTTAAAAGAATTCAAGATGCAGGTAAATATACTAACGAGGCTGATGTAGTTAATAGATTTGTCCCTTGTATGTGCGCAGGTTTAGCTTACTATATGGCTATGAAAAAAGCTCCACAAAGGACTCAAGAAATGAAATTAATATATGAGGATGAATTGCAAAGAGCACTACAAGAAGATGGATCACCTGCAAGTGTTTACATTTCACCTAAAACTTATTATCCGGAGATATAATGTCTAAGTTTGCAAAAGGTAAATATGCGTTGGCAATTTCAGATAGAAGTGGACAAGCTTTTCCATGGAGAGAAATGGTTACAGAATGGAATGGTGCTTTTGTGCATATTACAGAGTACGAACGTAAGCAACCACAACTAGAACCAAAACCTTTTGTGGCTGATCCTCAAGGATTAGAACAAGCAAGACCTCAACGTTTTGATTTAAACACTGGAGGTGGTGGAGGAATTATTGCTGATTTAACATTACCGGGATCTTATTCTTTTTTAGATCAAAGTAATGACAGTATGGTTCCAGAAAATCCATCTGATTTAAATAGAAGAAGAGAAGCAAGTGCAACTCTTGGAACAGTGACGGTAACAACATAATGACTTATACAGAATTAGTACAAAAAATTAGAGATTATACAGAGGTATCTGATACAGTTTTAACGTCTACAATTATAAACGGATTTATTGAAAATGCAGAATTTAGAATTTTAAGAGATGTGGATTCTGATAATAATAGAAGATATGTTCAAGCTCAATTAATTTCAGGCACAAGATTTATCGATACA